CGTAATCAGTGCTAGGGTATGTCTAGGGGAAGGACCGCTACTCGGTCTGCGTTCGCTTGGCTTCGGCTGGGAGTTCCGCTAGGGCTGGGTAAGTGGCCCTTCTCTCGATTCTCGGTCGGCTTCCTCAGAAGTCGGCGCTCGGCAAATCCATTCTCGGATCGCGCACTCTCGCCCAGGACATGCGTGCGGAAACTTCACGAACCGCTGATGCCTATTGAAGTGTCCCGGCACGACAGAAAACCGCTGCGACACTGCGTCATCACCCTTGGGCAATGCCTCTGCGACAAGTTCAGGCCACAGTGTCATCGCGTGTTCTGATAGATCGACCACTGCCCATACGCGATCAGCAGGAACAGCGGAACCAGAATGATCGGATGCTGCGTCATCACGTCTAGGAGTTGCGTCACGATGTCCATACTGGCCCCTTTTCTCACCAACTACGATTCGGCCAGATTATCACTTGGCCGTTCACGACTTCACCAACGAACTTCGGCTGCGGCCCCATCATCACGCACGTCCGCGAACTCGCCGCATAGAAGAACGTCTGACATGCATCGCACGTCGAGTAGGCCGACGAGTCATAGAAATCGTGGCCGCACGTTGGACAAATAAAATGATTCGATTTCACTGCCTTTTCCTTTTCGGCTAGGGCTGGAGCGTTGGTGCAGCGCTCAATCATGTTTCGTTGGCCACGGCACGCGACCGGCTTGCACCATCAACCGATCAAGATACATCGTATCGAGAATATCCCATGCGTTCGTCACGTTGACCGCGTCGGGATGCTGTTCGACTTTTCGCGCTGCGGTCAGTGGATCTATATCGTCAATCCACCACTCGTGTGCGTCACCTGAAAACCAAACCGTCGGCTTGCTCATGGCAACTCCGCGAGATACAGATCGAATCTTCCAGCCGCGTTACTCACATACGCGGCGACACGTCCTGCCGGATCGAGGTTTCCGAATACTTGGGTATCGTAGGTGCCATCTGAAATCATGCCGTGCGCCAGAATCGGCGTGATGCCTGACCCATCGAGCACCACAAGGCTCAAGTGTGTCTCATCACTGAGTAAACAGCGGCCGGCGCGCACGGAGACGTGACCCATGCGCGTGGTGAAGAATAAATCGCGGCGTTCTCCGGTGCGGAAGTCGAGCATCGCGCAGCGTCCTGGGTCGGGTTTATCCGTTTCTCCGATGATGAACGATGGTCCGCAATCGGAATGTCCAAATGCGCCGTTGGCGTCCGTGATGCGCGCCGATGATCCATCCGACATATCGATGATGACGTTATCCTCGTTCTCTTTGATGACCAGAAATGCGCCATCTGACGTGATTTGCGATTCATCGAGCGAACCGTGAGCGGGAAAGAATACCGACTGCTGGCCGAGTCGCACGGCGATCGTGCCGATGTTCAGATACGGTCCTACGTCCATGATTTCCTGAATCGTCGCGCTGTGCGTCAATCTATCGTCGGAGCTGTGCGCTTGCCAGATGCGATGATTTTGGTAATCCGCACACTCGCTAATGTCGAATACCACGCGCGATTCGCTGGTCAACGGATTCATGCGAACCAGTCGCGGTCCAACTGTGCGCGATACCCAACCATCTGCGCCGAAATACATGCCTTCGCCAGTGCCGAGTAAACCGAGCAGCGGCCCGAGTCGTTCCACACTTCTCGAGCGCAGATTCACGCGAAAGAATCGCGGCGCTCCGTCTCGATGGCCGACAAAACAGAGCACATCATCGCCTTGCACGAACGCTTGCGACCAATAACTATAGCCGCGGTTCAGCAGCTCGCCGTCTGATGCGTCCGTCACGCGAATCGGCTCCACGTTGGGCTACTCTACTCCGTGAGAGGACGCTCAGTCGTTTTCATCGTCGAAGTCGTTCATTTCATCTGCGACGGCGGACTGGATGGCTTTTGCTACCCGTTGAACGCGACGTTCGTATTGCGCGTCTTTCGCATCATCATTCGGAATCGATACGAAATGTCGCGCGAGTTCTTCACAAGCCGGGTCATAGAGAATCTGTCTTTTCATGCGTTCTCCGTTTTGACTGCTCCTACGTGCGAGAACTAGCCGCGATAAACGTCGTCGTGGCGTCCTGACCGGGCTTGATACCGGCTTGTCCGATGATCCCTCGCAGCATGGGCGAGATGCTTGCGATTCGTGCGCCTATCAGTCGGTGCTGTTCACGCCAACCGACCCAGGGACCGGAGAACCAGCGCAGTGCGTGTCCTTCCACGCCGCAGAGACAGCCACGAACGACGGACCCGATCCTAGCACACTTGCGGAGCGCTTCGCAATTCGTGTATGCTCAACGCTCCGTAAACACAGATTGGAGCACAGATGGCAAAGAACAATGGCGAAGTCGCGAAAGAAGAACGGCCAGTCATGGTCACGACCGCGCACCGCGGCGTATTTTTCGGTTACGCCACAGACGTGGACGGCGAGATCGTGAACTTGAAACGTGCGCGCTTGTGTCTCTACTGGTCCGCCGATGTGAAGGGTTTCATGGGCCTCGCCGCGTATGGACCGTCGAAGTCGTGCCGTGTCGGGCCACCAGCTGATATCGCGCTTCGTTCGATCACTGCGGTGCTCAGCGTCACACCGGAAGCCGTTGCAAAATGGGAGGCTGCGCCGTGGTCGGCGTAGAGACGCTGCGCGGCGCGCTCGACGGCGACGGCTACGGCTACGGCAACGGCTACGGCAACGGCTACGGCAACGGCAACGGCAACGGCTACGGCTACGGCTACGGCTACGGCGACGGCAACGGCGACGGCAACGGCTACGGCTACGGCTACGGCGACGGCTACGGCGACGGCGACGGCAACGGCTACGGCTACGGCGACGGCAACGGCTACGGCTACTGGCTCGCTACGCTCGCCAGCATCACGACTCGATGGCTCGATACGCAGCGTGAGCGGTTGCGCGTTCTTATTGAGAGCGGCGTGCGAATTGCGTTCTGGCGTTCCAACGCTGACGGATTGCCATCAAACGGCGGTGGAGCGATTGACGCGGCGGCTCCAGGCGTCACGCATCGTGTGAAAGGCCCGCTTCGCCTCTGTGAACGCGGCACACTGCACGCGACATTGAATCCGCCGAAGTGGGAAGGATCGCGTCTATGGGTGGTCGCTTTACACGGCGAAGTCATCGGCAATGAAGAAAAGTTCGGCTGCTTGGAACGTGAAATCATCGGCGAGTGCGACGTGAACTAAATGGATCATATTTCTAGCGGTTATAGCGCGTTTCTCGCACAGAAGCGGAGAGTCAACTAGCGCGTATTGGTTCGGGCTTATTGATTCTGTTGCGCGGCGGACGAATCCAGAATCTATTCACTTCAGGCCGAAGTCGTTTGATCAGTCGATATTCGATCATCAGCCAATCACCGGCCTTACGAGATACACGAACCTTTATTGTGAGCGGCGTATTCGGCGTCACTCCCCAACGTTTAGAGTCTCGCCAGTGATTTTCAAGACGCGCATTTAGATTTTGGGTTGAGCCGATGTATACGAGCGTGCGACCGCGATAAATCGCATAGCATCCTGGCATGTTCGGAATGCTGCCGCGTGTTGCCTTCGTCCATCCACGCGAGTTAAGCAGACTCTTGAAGGCGCGAGTCTTCTTTAGTCGTTTTCTCGCCTCACGTTCAATCGCTCTTTGTTCACGGATACGTAAAGCATCATCGAAAAGCGCATCTAGTCTCGCGGTAATAGCCGCGCGTTCTTTCTCGATAGGTGGTGGTGTAACCAATAACAGAAACGGAGCAACAGAAGACATATGGGCCGACATTCCTAGCACATAACAACTGTAAATGTAGTAAAAATTTCGTAAGTTTTATAATTTTACAATTACTGTAAGTTGTTGATAATCCCAAAAATGGACATAGCCTTAAAAACGCCGGAAACCGGGCTAGATTCAACGCGAAACAGTTTCGGCCACTCCGGTATTACCCGCCCATCGTTCGCCGCTCCTAGCGGTTTTTGGGTTTCTGAAAATCTCCACGGTTCAGTAAACATCTTGAACGCTCCGAATTGACTTCAGCGCACGATTTTGAGACACTACGCGCTTCCGTTACCCATCGTTACGGTAGAGCCATGTATAACAAGATTTTTACGAAGATCCTCGACTCTTCGGTCTGGCTCGAACCCACTCCCACACGCATCGTCTGGTTTACATTCCTCGCCGCAATGGACGAAAGCGGCTATGTGCAGTTCGCGTCGGCCGCGAATGTCGCGCATCGCGCCCGCGTCGAACTAGCTGAAGCAGAATCGGCGCTCGCCTGCCTAGAAGCTCCAGACCCGCACTCATCGGACCCTGACAACGAAGGCCGGCGCATCGAGCGCGTCCCTGGCGGCTGGATGATTTTGAACGCGGCGAAATACCGCGACTTGATTTCCCGCTCAGTCATCCAAGAGCAGACACGCATCCGTGTCAAAAACTACAGAGAACGCCTTAAATCACAGAATCTAAACGAAAAGAAGCGTGTAACGCATAAGCGTAACAGGCGCGTTAGTGATTCGTTACCTGTAACGGGCGTAACCTCTTCAGACACAGACACAACTACAACGATCTTATCTAGAGAGAACCAGTTAATTACTGAAGTCCTACCTCTCTCCAACTCTGATCACGCGCGCGAGTCAAATCAATTCAAAAATGGAAACGGTCACGAAGATCCTGACGGGGCGAAGTCATTCCTCGGCTGGTTTCATCAGCAATACAAAACCGACCGCAACGGAGCCGATTACCTCATTCACAAGAAAAAAGACGAACCCATAGTCCGGTATCTTCTGAAACACTTCCCAGCCGATAGACTTCAGAAGCTCGCGAAGATCATGCTCTCCGAAAAAACAGATGATTCATTCATCGTGGAATCAGACCGCAGCATTTCAGTGTTGAAGATCAAAGCCAACTGGCTGAATGATCGACTCGCGGCGTGGGAGCGGCGAAATGCAAATTAAGCTCGGCTTCAAGTGTCCCAAATGCGCGAATAAAGGCATGATTGCGGTGCGCTACCGCGATGGCTCTGCGCCTGATATTGCGCTCTGCGATTGTCGGCAAGGTCGCGGACTACGCAATTTCGATGATGCCGAAATCCGTCGGCGCTTCATCGATATCGGTCCAGAAAGCAGAATCGCAAATCTTGAAGATTTCAACGATGACACGCCGAGCACGCCGGACGTGACGAACGCCGGCCGTCGTCCACTGACGCCAAGGCTCTGATGAAAACATGGGAACGTATCGCCTACCGTGAGATGTGCGGCGGGTGTGGGAAATTACTTCAGCGTGACGATCCGGTGCTCGCGACGACGATTAACGGATTGCGACGAAAGTTGCTGCGCTGCGCGGAGTGCGCCGGCCCTGCTCCACCAGATTTACCAGTGCTCGGCCCACGTCAGAACTTCACGAAGCCGATGCAAGCGTTAAAGCGCGCGATTCCGAAGGACTACACGAACCGGATGCTCGGAGAACGCGAATGAACGCCGGGTGCTACTATCGCTACGTCGAAAAACGGAGCGGGAAAGTGTGGATACCGAATCAACCGCACAAGCAGTCCATGTGTCTGCGTCGGCCCGTCATGGCGCATCGGCGCACGTTCCGCGTAGGTGATCTAGTCTTACTCCTGATGTGGGATGATGGAGTATTCGCATGAGTCCACGAAAATTCCATCAAGGTGACGGCGCGCGATCAGTGAATCCACACGATCACGTCTCCAAAGAATCCTGGTGGACGAAACACGCGAAGCCAGAGGACCGCGACACCTTCATGGCGGAAGCGGCGGCGCGAGCGGTGGCACGGCGGCACGCTGAGAACGCGCTGGAAGCCAAGCGATCGATTTCGGCTGGGATTAACTTGTGGACTCGTGGATCAGTATCGCTGAAACCGCTGAAGGCGAAACCGTGAGCGACGAACGAGCGGAAGTCCAGCGACTCAATCCGTGGCAGGGCGTTCACGAGAAGATATTCTCGGACACGACAGACGAACTCGACATCGAAGGCGGTCTAGACTCCGGCAAGACGACACTGCTGCTCGATAAGGAAATTTCATTCCTGAAAAACGATCCAGGGATTTACATTTTCCTCTCGCGTTACTCGGATACCGACGTGCGCACGAAACTGCGTCCAGCTTTTGAGCAAGTGTTGGAAATCCGCGGCATCACCGATTACGAATGGGATCGCGACGAACTGGTTTACAACTTTCCGAATGGCTCGAAAGCATGGGCCTATGGGATTCTGTCGTCGAGCGGCGAACGGCGATATGGAAAACTCCGCGGCCTCGGCGTGTCACGAATCTACATCGACCAAGCCGAGGAACTTCCCGGAGACATCGCGGAAGAATTACGACTCCGCTTGCGACAACACGGCCATCGTCACCAAATCACGTTTTCGCCGAATCCAACACACTTCACGCACTGGCTTGCGGATCGCAAGGGTGGCGGATTTCCAGTCGATAATTCGATTCCGGGCCGGCGCTACTACGCGCTGAGTATCTACGACAACGCTTACAACTTGCCGGCGGAAACGATCACACGCGCGGAGCGGACATATCCGGTCACGCATCCAAAACACAAGATGGTTATTCTCGGGCAGCGCGGCCCGAACATCTTCGGCAAGCCGGTTTATGCGGATGCGTTTCGGCGTAACCTCCACATGCGGCCGATGACCATCAAGCCAGGCGCGAAGTTGATCGAAGCGTTCGACATTTGGAAACATCACTTGTGCTGGGTGCTTGCTGAACGTCCCTATGATGGCGGCTTGCATTGTCACGGCGGGATTCTCGGTGAGAATTTATTCCTGCCTGATTTTTTGCAAATCGTGAAACAGCATCGCGCCGCATGGTGCAAAGACGCGGCATCGGTGGAGACGTGCTGCACGGCCACGTCGAAGCAGGACGATCCGACGCGCTTTTCGCCTATCTCGATTCTAAAACGTGCGCAGTTCAATCCGAAGTGGCGCGACAACGGTGCAGAGCCTGATATCGTCCTTGCGATGATTCACCAGATCGCGGGCTACATGCGCCGACGTTCGGCGTCAGGCGATGAATCGTTCGCGGTCAACAACGATGAATCACGCTGGCTGCGTGCGACACGCGAGTCCGCTGAAGCCTGCCCATTTCTGGACGAAGCGCTCGAGGGTGGCTACGTCTGGAATCCAAATGAAGTATCGCTAGGCTCGCAGGCGATGGTGCAACCAAAAGCCGATGATTGGTTCGAACACGGCATGCACTGCGTCGAAGCACTAGAACTCAATTTCGGCGCTGACCAGCCGACGGACGCGGACGCCGCAGCGCGCAAGAAAGCCCAAGCGAAGCAACTTGAACCAGCCAGCGGCGAATCCCGTTACGGCTGGATGGGTGCATGAAACTGGACAACGGTGTTACCATGAGCGACCATCAGGTTTACATGCCATCCAAGAACGGCCCGTTCCGGTGTGACCACTGCACGCACTACGCGGCGGCATCACGCTGCCGACAGCCGGACATCGTCGCGCTGCTCGGCGCGGTATCGCCAGGACTCGCCAAAGTCGATCCGGGCGGCTGTTCGGATTACTTCCACCCTCAAACCCCGCGCTCACTCGCAGAACGGATGCGAGGCTGAACATGCCAGCCGTCTCAAAAGCGCAGCAACATCTCATGGCCGCAGCCGAACACGGCGCGAAGTTTCCGATGGCGCAGAAGATTCGCGGCTCCATGACGATGAAGCAAATGCACGACTTCGCCAGTGGCCCGACCAAAGGCAAACCGCAACACGTTCGCAAGGGAAAGACACGCTGATGGCGCGTGACCGCTACGCTGCGCAACGCTTACAGGATATTCCCAACGTCGGCTACTCGACGTGGAAAGAAAAACAAATCAGCGATGCGATCATGTATTTCATGCGAGACGTGGAGCGCAAGCGTCCGCTCTTGCTTGAAATCGTGATCGGTGGACGCGAGAAATGGTTGCAGACGGCGCACAAGGTGTGGGGCATGCGCGCACTGTTGACGACTGACAAGCTCGATGAGATCTTTGATTACTTCGTGCAGCAAGCCGGCCCGAATCCCACGGAACAACTTCAGGCACTCGCCGACATTCGGAAGTATTCCTGATGGCGAAGCGTCGAGCACCACGGCACGATTCGATTGCGCTCGCAGTGCGCGAAGAATCCTCCCGCCCATCATCCGCCGTTGATACTGACGAGCGCGAACAACGCGCCGCCGTCTCGCCAGTCGTCATCGAAGCGCGCGAACGCTGGCAGCAGTGCCAATCCGCAGAATCCACGATGCGGGCATCGATGCTGGAGGCGAAAAAGTTTCGCGCCGGCAATCAGTGGCCCGAAGAAATCAAGATTCAACGGCAGGGCGGCGGCTCCGTCGAAGGGCAAGCCGCGCAACCGCCGCGGCCGTGTCTAACCATCGATCGGCTCTCGCAACCAGTTCGGCAAATTTCCAACTCCATCCGCACGGCGAACTTTGCGATCCAAGTCATTCCGAACGGCGCTGGTGCAGACGAGCAAATCGCCAAAATCTACGAAGGCATCGTGCGGAAGATTCAAACCGACTCGCGCGATGAAGCCCCGGTGGAGTGGGCCGCAGAAGGTGCCATCGAAGCGGGCCTCGGCTGGTTTCGTATCCGTCCGGTCTATTGCCACAACGACGCGACGACCGTCGGTGCCGAAGCGTTCGACATGGAGCTGACGCTTGAGCGGATCACAAACTCGCTGACGGTGTATTGCGATCCGCACGCGAAGAAACCGACACGTGCCGATGCGAGGTTCATGTTCGTCACGGAGGACATCAGCCACGATGAGTTCAAGCGGAGATTTGACACGGCCGACTACGCGAGCCTCGAAGAATTTTCATCGACAGGAGATCTCGCGCAATGGGTGACGGACAAAACCGTTCGCGTCTCCGAATACTGGCGCATCGAAGACGAGATGGTCACGGTGGCGCAATTACCAGATGGGCGCATCGTGAGCGGTGCAGATATTCCCGACGGACAGCCGCTGCTGAAAGTGCGTCAAGTTGCGGTGCCGCACGTCAAGATGTCGGTCATCAACGCGATGCAGGAACTTAGTAAGTTCGATTGGCCTGGTTCGCACATTCCGCTGATTCCGATCATTGGCGAAGAATTGAACGTGGATGGTCAAGTGCTGCTGCGCGGCGTGATTCAGGAAGGCATGGACGCGCAGCGCATGGTGAATTACATGTATTCGGCGGCGATTGAAACCGTCGCGCTCGCGCCGAAAGCGCCGTTCATCGTCGCGGATGGACAGATCGACGAATACAAACAAATCTGGCAGAACGCGAATCGGTTCAACTATGCGTATCTGCCCTACACGCCGACCGCGCTGAACGGCACGCCGGTAGGACCGCCGAATCGTCAGGACGCCGAGCCGCCGATACAGGCGATGGTGTTGATGCTGGCGAAGTCGGAAGATGCGATCAAGGCGACGACGGGATTATGGGATGCGTCACTCGGCAACATGCCGGGACGCACATCGGGCCGAGGCATCCGCTACTTGCAGCAGCAAGGCGAGATGGGCTCGAGCAATTTCCCCGACAACATCCACCGGGCGCTCGTCTATGCCGGCGAACAGTTGATCGAAGTCATTCCGAAGTATTACGACCGTCCAGGCCGCGTGCTGCACATCCTCGGCGAGAATCTCGAAACGCAATCGATCATGGTGCAGCCAGGAGCGCAACAGCAACCGCCGATGAATCCCGAACTCATGCAAGGGATGCAGGGGTTCTTCGATCCGAACGCGGGCAAATACGCCGTCAGTGTCGAAGTCGGCAAAGGCTTCGCGACGAAGCGCCAAGAATCCGCGGCGATTCTCGGCGACATGATTACCGGACTGCCGCCAGAAATCGCCGCCGCTGTAACGCCAGCATTCATCCGCATGATGGATTTCCCGAACGCGCAAGAAATCGCGGATGCCGCACAGCGCGCACTCCCGCCGCAGTTGCAGCCGAAGTCACAGCAGCCCGATCCGGCTGCGCTCCAAGCGCAACTCGCGCAGATGGGTCAGCAGCTTCAGGAACTGCAACCACTCGCCGATAAGAACCACGCCGAGTTGATGAAGGTGCAATTCCAGCAGCAGGAAGAAACCAAGCGCACGGCGATGGAACTGCAAAGCAAAAAAGAAATCGCCATCATCCAGCAGACCGCGCAGATTTTGAAGACGGATGCGAAATTGGATGCGGAAAACGCGCGAACGCAAGCGGAACTCATCGAGTCGTATATCGACAAGGCACTCGGCCTCCATGTGGACAAAATCAAGCAACTCATGGAACACGGCCACGCGGCCGGAACGCAAGCCGCTGATCATGCCCATGAAGCCGGGATGCAGGCGGCTGACCACGCGCACGAACTGACGCTGGCGGCGACACAAGCGGCAAACCAACCAGCCGACTCGGAAGCCCAAGCGTGACAAAACTTGCTATTTCGTGTATCTTCGCGGTCATCTCCGCATGAATGAAGATCTGAACGCGCTGGACCCGGTATCCGTCGAACACGACGGACGTGTCCTGACAGGCGTTGGCGTCACACCGGAAGAACTCCAATCGGTCATGGAGGATCGGACGCCGGAGCCTGCGAAAGACGCGAAGTCTGGCGATGGCGCAGCGGCGGACGGCACGCCGGCCGGCTTCGAGCGCAACGACGATGGCACGTTCCGCAAACAGCCGAAAGGCCGTGAGCGTTTCAGTAAGCTCACGTCCGAACGCGACGAAGCCGCGCAGCGTGCGAGCGCCATCGAAGCCGAGCGCGATCGACTAAAATCAGAACTGGACGCGCTCCGTCACGCGCAATCTGCGCATCTCGCCGGTAATGGGAACGGGCATTCGCAGCCAGTCCAACCGGCCCAGGCACCAGCCGTCCAGATTTCACGCACGAAGCCTGTGCTGGAAGATATCGGCACGAAGTATCAAACCTACGAAGATTACACCGAAGATTTGGCCGACTGGAAAGCCGAACAACGGCTGACGCAGTTCGTGCCTGAACTCGAAACGCGCATCCGTGCTGGCATTGAAGCGGATCGCGCGGCGCAAACGTTTCAGCAGACCGTTGCCACAACGATCGAACGTGGGCGCAAAACGTATCCCGATTTCGATGCTGTCATTGCCGCGAGCTCGGTGGTGTTGCCGTGGCCGGTCTTGACGCTCATCGCCCAACACCCTCAGTCGGAACATCTCCAATACGTGCTCGGAAAAGATTCCACGAAGGCGACTGAAATCGTGCAAGCGTATGCACGCGATCCGTTGTCGGCCGGTGTCTTACTCGAACGCGCCTTGGGACCGATCGCTGCTGCCGCCTCTCCGGCCTCGACAGCGCGAGCGGGAGTCACCACTTCTGCGCCAGCACCCTATCAGCCGGTGGGGTCAGGCACAAAAACGACGGTGCCCCCGCTCGAAGATCTAGCCGATCACGGCGACGATTACGATACCTCCGGGTATCGCGAACGCCGTGCGGCTGCTCTGCGCGGAGGGTCTAGCCGTCGCTAAGTGAGGCTCACTTGGCGAATACGTTTCTCACGAACAAGGTCATCACCTACGAAGCGTTGGATGTGCTCGAAAACACATACAACGCCATGATTCACATCAACTCCGAGTATTCCGATCAGTTCCGCTTCGGCGGGGCCGTGCTCGGACAGACGCTCAGCATCCGCAAACCGCCGCGCTTCCTCGGCCGTCTCGGTCAGGCGGTCCAGATCGAAGGCATCACCGAAACCTTCGTGTCGCTCACGCTGTCGTATCAGCGTGGCGTGGACACGCAAGTCTCGTCCCAGGATCTCGTCCTCAACATCGATGATTACCGGAAGCGCATCCTCGAACCGGAAATCGTCCGCCTGTCGAACTTGATCGATCAGGACGTGTGCGGACTCGCGCAGGGACTCAACAACTTCGTCGGCGTTCCCGGCACGACGCCGTCGCAGTTGCTCACCTACCTCCAGGCGAAAGCGAAGCTCGATAACTTCGCGGCGCCGATGGACGGCAAACGGCATTTCTTCCTGAATCCGACGAGCGAAGTCACGATTGTGGACGCGCTCAAGGGACTCTTTCAGGCATCATCTGAAATCGCCGAGCAGTATCGCGAAGGCGGGATGGGCAAGGCGATCGGTTTCAATTGGTGGATGGATCAGAACGTTTACGTGCAGACGGTCGGCACGCTCGGCGGCACGCCGCTGGTCGATGGTGGCAGTCAGTCCGGTTCGTCCATTCTGACGAAGGGCTGGACGAGCACGACGCTCAACGCTGGCGACATCATCAGCTTTGTCTCCACGTCCACGCCGGTCAACGGTGTCAATCCGCAGTCGTATCAGTCGATCGGCGCGCCGATGCAGTTCGTGGTGACGGCGACGACAAGCGATTCGGCCGGCGCGATGACCATTCCGATCAGTCCGGCGATTGTCGGCCCTGGTTCAAGTCTTCAGAACGTGACGAACCTTCCGGCCGACAACACGTCGATCTACGTCTACGACACGGTGTCCACGTCGTTCTCCAGCATCAGCGGCAAGCAGTCGCCGCAGAATCTGGCTGTGCATCGTGACTTCGGCACGCTCGCGATGGTGGACATGCCGCTGCCTGGTGGCACGGACAAAGCGTATCGCGCAAGTTCGCGGAAGTCGGGCAAGTCGATCCGCGTCATTCGCGATTACGTCGCCACGTCGGACCAGTGGATTCAGCGCCTCGACGTGCTTTACGGCGTGGCGGTTCTGCGGCAGGAACTCGGCTGCCGGGTGGGAGCGTAAATCATGGCACTGTCCACAACCTACGTGCCCGGAGCCATCACGGCGACGGCGAACAAGGTCAAACTGAATGCGTTCACGAATCCAGGCTCATCGGGCATCGGCCCGTTGACGATTCTGCGATTCGCTACCGGCGAATACTGTCTCGTCACGGATGCCAGCCTCTCGCCGACGCTGGAAGTCGTGCGTGGCTGGAATGGGAGCCGCGCTGTTGCGCACAGCGCTTACGAAGGCGTGCAATATGGCCTCGCGAACGATGCGTCGTGGCCGCCGGCTCCAGCCACGGTGCAGCAGGTCGCGCCTGTTGCGATCACCAACGCGCAGGAAGTCACGCTGACCGGCACGACCGGCACGGATGCCGCCGTCGTGACGGCTCCATCGCCGGCCATCCTGAATTGCTCCGGCGCGTCTGGCGCTGGTGTCAATCTGCCGGTGCCGACGGTCGGTATGTCCTACGTCGTCAAAAATAGTTCGAGCGGGACGATGAAGGTCTACTGCGTGGGCGGGTCGATCAACGGCACGACTGGCACCACGGCCGTGACGATGACGACCACTGGCACGGTCGGCGATCAGTTCTTCTGCGCGACGGCTGGCGCGTGGCAGGGTGCGCCGACTTCGGTCTAGTTCGATGATCCGCCGAGTGCATCTTTTGTCCACGCCGAATGTGCAGCCGATCGCGGCTGATTACCTCGACGTGTTCAGTGGCTTCACTCGGCGGTTCGCAGAACTCCTGATGGAGTTGGGAATTTCGGTGTATCTCTACGGCTCAGAGACAACCGATGCGCCATGCACGGAACTCGTCACCTGCATTTCCAAAAAGGATCAGGAAAAGTTCTTAGCTGGCGAGCCATATCACAAGGCGTGGTATGACGCGGCGAATCCCATGTTCGGTCATTTCAACGTGCGCGCCGCGTCTGGCATTCAGGCACGAAAGGAACCAGGGGATATCATCGCGACGATTGCCGGGAGCGCGCAAGCGCCGGTCTGGCAGCAGCATCAGGAATTACCGCTGTTGGAATATTCGATCGGCTACCGCGGCGTCTGTGCGCCGTATCGGGTATTTCAGAGTCACGCATGGCGGCACGTCGTGCATGGCTTCACCGGCTGCGAATTTGGACGAGAGTTCGATGATGTCATTCCGCATTGGTTCCATGAAGATGACTTTCCGGAACGCACGCCGGAGGATTATCTGCTCTATGTCGGGCGCATCACATCCGTGAAGGGACTGCGGACAGCGTGTCAGGCTGCGCAAATCGCCGGGGAGAAATTGTATTTGATCGGCGATGGCGATCCATCGCTGATTACGTATGGCGAGTATCTCGGCCACATGCCGCCAGATGAGCGCAATAGCTGGATGGCTGGCGCAAAAGCGCTGCTCGCACCGACGGAATACATCGAGCCATCGGCTTGCGTCTGCACCGAAGCGCAACTGTGCGGGACGCCGGTCATCAGCACGAATTGGGGCGGGTTCACGGAATACATCGAAACAGGTAAATCGGGATTTCGGTGTAAATCGCTCGATGGATTCGTGGAAGCGATTCAACGTGTGTCGGAGTTGTCGAGAGATTACGTGCGGGCGCGGGCGCGTCGGCTGTATGGTTGGGAAGCTGGACGGAATGCTTACGCCAACTATTTACGCCGCTTAGATGCAGGACTCGCTCTGGCACATCACGAGCCTGCACAGGAACTCATCACCGCTTGAGGAGTAGTTAAACAGATGGCAGTCACCACAATCGTCAAAGAGGGCGCATTCGACCATGACGTGAGGGAGCAGGTCAATGCGAATTTCTCATCACTGTCGGGTTCGACGGCTGGCGGCGCGCTCACAAGCGCGCACCTGTTAGTGGGCGACGGCTCGAATGTCGCGACTGACGTTGCGATGTCTGGCGATGTGGCGATCGACAACGCCGGGGCAACGAGTATCGCGACAGGTATCACGACGCATAAATTGCCAGCCGGCGTGGCGGCGGGCTATGTCGTCGCGCGTGGCATCACAGCGCTCGATGGGTCCAATCCGACGAGTGTCGCCACTGGTCTGACCACCGTTACGGGATTCGCGGCCACCGTGAACGCGACGACTGGAACAGCCGTTGTGACGGTCACGTATGGGACCATTAGCGGCGGGACCGTTCCCATCTACGGTTGGCTGGCCGATGGCAGCGCCTCTACCGGAACGAACAATGTGGCGTGGGTCGCTGTCGGAACCTAAGCCGTCCACAACTCAGGCGTCTTGGATGGTGTATCCAGCGAGTCCACTGCGGTGGACGTTCACGCACGCTGCGGATTCGCAGCAGAAAGAACCTCATGGAGTTCTCACCGGAACAGATGGCGGAAATCCAGCGGATGATCAACGAAGGCATGATCAGCCAGACTGGACGCAGTCCGCTTCGCGATCGACAGTTACACGATTTGCGGTTGGTGCCGACGGCCACTGATCCGCGTCCGCTGTTCATTCCGAGCGCCGAGCTGCCGCGGGACGCGAAGCCGTATGTCTATACGAAGTTTCCGTCGATCCGCTGGCATCGCGAAACCGGCGCGGAAGTCAGCGTGAAGGATGCGAAAGCCGCTGCTGCGCTCGGACCGGAATACGTGGACTATCCCGTCCACCTTCAGCCACTCGATCCGATGGCTGGCATGGCCGACGCGCTCGCCGCGCTTACCGACAAAGAGCGCGATGCCATCACGGCGAATCAGCGCGATCTTCGAATGGCGAAGTTGCAGGAGCAGCTCTCACAGATGAGCGAGTCGGATCTTGAAACCGTGCTCGCGTCGGCGCGCGATCGAGCGCTGAAGGCGCAGCCGGAACAGAAGAAAACGAAGTCGGCCTAGTTCATGTCGATCACGGCGCAGAACATCGTCGATACCGCGCTGCTGGAGATAGGCGTCACTGCCACAGGTGAAACGCCATCGTCGGATCAGCGTGCGCTTGGACTGGTGCGTCTGCAAAACATGATCGATAGTTGGGGCGCGGACTTGTTGACGATTCAGGTCACGCAGCGCACGACATATACGCTGCTCTCTGGCGTCAACACGGTATCGATTGGGCCATCAGGCACGATTAATATCACGCAGCGTCCGATCTGGTTTATCGGCATCAACTACGTTGTCCCTGGATCGAGTCCAGCCGTCGAAGTGCCGATGGGTCAGATGGACGATGACAGCTACATGAACTTGTCGATCAAGTCGCTGTCATCGTCGTTGCCGACGCAGTTCTATTACAACGAAACATTTCCACTCGGAGCGCTGTTCTTCTGGCCGACGGTCAATCAGAATGTGCAACTTGCGCTCTATTACCCGCTTCCACTTGGTCAACCCGCGAATCTCGGGGCAACGCTTGAAGGTCCGGCTGGATTCCAAGACGCCTTCGTGTATGGCCTCGCGCTCCGTCTGTGTAACCCATTCGGGCAGCAAGTTCCGCCTCTCTTGCCGAAGATGGCCGAGGACGCTTACGCGCGGATGCGTCGGCCCCAAGTGCAGCCTGGATTGCTCGGTGTGGATAATGCACTAGTCCCGATGAATGGCGGCGGCTATAACGTCCTCTCTGACAACATGGGATCGCCGAGTAACCGATAACGCTCCAGAGGATTTCATGTCCTTCACGCTCAGTCCGACGCAGCCGTTTGCATTCCTCGATACTCAAACCGCCACGACAGCCTCTGGTATTCTCTTGCTCCGTGGGGAATGTGAGCGTTTCACCGTTGTCCTTCAGAGCACCGGCACGACGAGTGGAGGCACGGTCATCATCGAGGAAGCCTATTACGATCCCAATGGGCCCGTCTATGCCGGCACTTGGAGTCAGCTCCAATCCGTGAATGCGTCCAGTTTCACTGGCGGCACGCAGATCGCCTATCACTTCGTCGGTTCGTTCTGGGCTGTCCGAGTGCGTCCCGGCACGACAATCACGGGCGGTGGCAGCGTCTCGGCCTTCGGGTGGGGCAACTAGATGGCATCCAGTCAATTCCCAGGCTTGCCTGTCACGGTTCAGACCGCAACCGCAGGCGCGCTGAGCGGCGATGGAACATCTGGCGATAAATTGTCCGTAGCCGTGGACGGCGGCAATGTCGCCGTCAATGGCTCGAATCAAATTGCGCTGTCTGACTCGCCAACGTTCGCGGGACCGCTAACGGTAACGGCCGCAGCAGATATCGGGAATCTCGTTCTGACCTCGACGGCATTTGCCAGTTTGCCAACACCTGACGCGAGCACCTTTCCGATCGCCATTGTGAACAATTCGACCGTCACGTCTGGAACGGTATCGGCTGGCGGCGGACTACATGTGAACGTCATTGTCTGGACTGGAACGGTCTGGACCGTGCTAAAGAACGTGACCTAGTGTAATGGCTGATATTACGACCATTACGAAAGAAGGCGCGTTCGACCACGACGTGCGGACGCAGATCAATGAGAATTTTGCGTCCCTTGAGTCAGGCGGTGTCACGCCAGCCGGCAATAACTTCGATGTCCAGTTCAATAACAATACCGCCGCGCCGGGGCAGTTCGGCGCGAATGACGCCTTCAACTGGAACAACGACACACTTACCTTAGCGTTAGGAACCGGACCATCGCCAGCTACGCTGGACCTCACGAATGCAAGCGTCGTTGGATTCTCAGGAGGTTCTCCTGGCGGATCGGACGGATCGATCCAATACCGGGTGGATGGATCTACGTTCGGAGGGTTTGGGAGTTGGGATGGGACAGCGGCGACCTTGCCGAAGGTATCCGTGAGTGGCGCGAGCGCGCAGGCGTCACTTGTTACAAATTTTGGCACAGCAGATAAAAACCTGACTTTCACCACAAACGGGTTGATGGATGGCGAACCAGGTAATCTCATCTCCATCAGCTTCACGCATAGCGGGACGAATAGCCCTTTGACCGTCTCGCTCAGCGGATACGCGATCACTGTGCATTTGGCGACGAATGGCGGTGGGACGATTACCTCCACCGCATCAGACGTGGCGAACGCTTCCGAGTTTTTGAGCGGACCTCCAAGTAATCTCGTTTCTGTGAGTGCCGTTACGACCGGGGCTGGCGTGGTGCCAGATATGGCTGAGACGTTCCTGAGTGGTGGAGTCTCTCCGCTCACAGTTACAGGGCTGGTGTCATTCGCAGGAGGCAAAGCGTTCGCAAATGCCAACGGTAATTTCACGGTTGGCTCGCTCGACATCTTCAGCGCGACTGGCGTTTACGGCCTCGCGTTGAATCCAAGTGCTCTAGGCGATCCCACGTTCTATATCAATCCATATCCCTTCGGCACAGACAACGGGCCGGTCAATCTCAGCATCGGTGCATGGAGCACCGGCCAAGTGCTATTTCAGTCAGACACGGTGCTGATGACGCTCGCGGGTGTCGGCACGCGCCACGTCTGCGCGGACACAGATGGGAAGTTGGTGGTCTGCCCGTGATGCGAATACTTTTCCTCTGCTTCTTCAGTGTCTCCCTGCTCGCGCAGACGCCTGAGCCGTCATGCTAGCGAAGTGTCACGGCTGTAAAGAAGCGAAGATGTGCGCCTATTGCGGGCTGTGCGATCACTGGTTCTGCGATGACTGCCGATCCGCATGGCTAAACCGTGCGGGTGCGTTCTTCTGGCAACTGCTGACGGGTCGCTCTGGTGACTGTTGCGGGCCGGTGGCAGCGTAATGGCGCGAACCGTAGAACAGGTGCTCCGTGAGATGCTTGGCGGGCAATCGCTGACCATTGCGCATCAGGTGGCGCAGATCGAAGCGCTCACTGAGAAGAATCAGGCGTTGGAAGCCGAAGTGAAAACGTTGAAAGAAAAGCAGACGCCATGACCGCCAAAGACATCGCGGAGCGATGGCTCGGCAGCGTGCATGGCAACACGCCAGCACGAGAAGCCAAAGCCAAAGCAAAAGCCGCGCAGAATAAGCCCGTGCCGATTCCATGGGCCGACGTGCTGAAAGAGTGCGATATTTACAGAACCGCCCATCCTGAACTCGATCCGCCGAAGGACTCCTAATGTCTCGGCGTGTGAGCGTAGACGCCTTCCCGAAAGTCGTCTCCAATACCCTCGCCTCCATCAACGTCGATCCCGACCTCTCGGATAACTTCATGGCGCAACTCACTGCGCCTGGCAATGCGAAGTCTCCGATCTATGGACGGACCACGCCGGGGTTACGTCCGTGGGTGGTGTTGTCGGACTCGCCAATCCGCGCAGAGTTCCAGCAGGATGGGCGCGCGTTTGTCGTCGCTGGCGGGCAGTTCTTCGAAGTGTTTTCTGGTGGCAGTTTCACGTCCTACGGAAACGTCGATGAGGACGATTTCCAAGCCTCGATCTGCTCCAATGGCAGTGCCGGCAATCAACTCCTGATCGTGAGCGGCGGTAAAGGATACGTCTTCGACTTAAACGCGAATACGCTTGGATCAGCGCTTGGCGGCGACTTTCCAGACAACGTGCGGCAGTGCGCGTTTCTTGATGGCTACGGCATCGTCAGTGTTGCCGACTCCCGCCACTGGCAAATCTCAGCGCTGGAAGATTTCACATCGTGGGATGCGCTGGACTTCGCAGAACGGTCGATCGCGTCAGACAATATCGTCGCGATGATCCGCCTGAATCGCCTGATCTGGTTTCTCGGTTCAAAGACGACTGAGATTTGGTATGACTCCGGCGATCCGCTGTTCCCATTTCAGCCCACCTCACAGACGCTAATTGAACATGGCGCAGCGGCACCATTCGCGGTGTGCAGCTTGAACGATACGTTGTTCCTGCTCGGCCTCGATGAGCAAGGATCAGCCGTTGTCTGGCGCTATGAGGGCTACGTCCCGACACGCATCAGCACACTTGCGCTCGAGCAGGACATCGCGCAGACCGGAACGGCACCGGATAACGACTTTATCCTGTCCGTTGCCTGCACCTATCAGGAGCAAGGCTCGTTTTTTGTGTTGCAATGCCCAACCGCGACGAAAACATGGGTATTCGATACGTCCACGAACCTGTGGCACACGCGCTTTCGTTGCGTGGATGGCTTCAGCGAGACAGTGCCGAGTCCGATCAGTACGCATATGTATGCCTTCGGGAAACATCTCATGGGCGACCGGGCGAGCGGTGCGATCTATGACCAACAGCTCGCGTATTTCGATGAACAGATCGTCCCATGAAGATCACGCCGAAACTGACGCCGTGCTGTCAGGCTGCATTCAAGAGGGGCTGTTGAGTGCCGACCTGTAGCGCCTGCGGTCAGCAGGTGAAAGCGTAGCATGGCCCCGCCGAACGAATCCTGCGCCACGGCCGTGGTCATCAGCGCCTTGCCCTACACCGATACCGTATCGGGCATGGTCGGGTTCTACGTTTATTATCGTTTCACGCCAGGGTCGCGCCTCGTTGTCAATGCCTCGACAACGCTCGGATCGTATTCGCAGATCAACATCTACACGGGCGACTGCGCAGACCTCACCCTCCTGGAATCCTGCTCCTCGCACGTGGTGGACGCCGAAACAACAGACGCGCCACCGCAAGTGATCTGGATTCTTCAGGCCGGTGTCTCCTATCTCTTCGAAGTTGAACTCGATGACCACGAAGGCACATTCGCCGTCGATGCAGTGAGTTCGGGGAATCCATTCTTCGCCGTCGCGGGTGTGCGCGCTACGAGCTTGTATGCCTCAGGCAAGACGCAAACGCGGCGACGCTATGATCCCTTTGTCGTGAACGCCGAAGAGATCGGGCCAGAATCCGGTGATCCAGATTCGGTTATTGCCTTCGCGAATGACACAAATGGAATGCTCTGGCAGTTGTCCAGTCCGAACGCGGGCGGATTTGTCGTCCGCCAGATCACCCCAACGTCAGGCGCAGTCTCACTCGAATGGTCGATTGATCCCACACTGCAATTCTCTGGCACGAATAACGTCTTGAAAATTGACCGCGTGTCTGGAGATGTATTCATTCAGGCATGGAAAGGCGGGACGCTCGGCGGCATCAATCGCTATACCACAGACGGCACACTTGTGACGACTTATGGTGATGGCACCATGTTCGTCTTCGATGATGTGGTGTCTGTGTCGGGATTAAACGATGTGCATCGCGTGTTCAATGCACCGCGTGGCTTTGCGATTAGTCCTGATGGGACGACCTTGTATTACGTGGTCCTGCTCGAATATCAGCAGGCTGCGGTCGGTGGCGGGTGCAGCACAGGATCGGTGTTTACGACGGGCACATTTCCAGTCATTCGCAAGTGGGATCTTGCTGGAGACGTTGATACTGGTCTCGTCATCAACTATGATCCAATGCCGTTTACGAGCACCTATCCGCTCCGTGATATGTCACAGTGCGCCATCGACATTCAACACACAGACACAACCGCGAATGGCGACATCGTGGTCACGTGTAATCGGCTCGTTGCGCCGACGATCTATGGGCCGCTGTTGCCGCCAGTATCTGCGCCCACATGCACGCCCGTGATCACGGGTGGATCTCCGACGTGGCCCATCGGGGATCATCTGTTTGCGCTCCGTTACGCCGCCTATGATTGGCAACCGTGTTCAGGTGTGATTAGTCCATTCGCCTATGGCTATACGACATTTGGACCGACGACCTCCGTTCATATTGGCGCATCGACTGTTGGACACATCGATGTCACATGGGGTGCGCCACCGAACATCAATACACGTATTGTGGGCGTCGTCATGTCCAGCGATGGAGGGACGACGTGGACGGAGCTCGTGTTGGAAGCGCCGAACGCGCAATGTGTGGGCGGCACACACTCCATAGGCATTCCGACAGGCGCGGGTCCAGTCTGCTCGTGGGAACAGACTGTGAATTTCGCGGTCGGATATTTTCTCGATCAGTTCGCTCGCGTGGCCCCCGTGGTCAGAGGTGAACGAATCACGCCAGCGGGTGCAGTCGTCGCAACATACACACCGAGCGTCGATGATGCTCCAGATAACCGCTTGGTCGGCATTGCGATCAATGAGGAACTAACCGGCTCGCTCTATTTGCTCACGAATCGTCATTATGGTGATGTGCATGGCGTGATCTATCGCTTCGCGTTAGCGACTGGTGGCACGGAAACTGACTTCATTCCAGTCCTCATTCACGAGAATGACGGAGGGTCAGAGCCAGCGGTAGACCTCGCGCGTGTCGTCGTCGGATCAAGTGGAGTGACGGCGCAATGTCCGAGCACGCTAGTGGTCACTGGAACAGGACTAGATAG